TTCACCATAGTCATTGGCATACCCCTTGGGGTTATCATAGGTGTCACCTGCATGATTAGAATAATCGTGCGTTATCCTTTTGATATATACAGGATAGCCGTTATAAAAATCGAGCAGCGAGCAGCATTAGAAGAACTTCTTGAGAATCATGATCAAGACATCTGGGACAAGCATATCGCTAGAACACAACAAAATCAAAAACAAAACTAATGGACATACAGGAGTTGTTAAAAATACATGATGAAACTTGCGATAAGTGCAAGGGAATAATGCAAAGAAAAAACAGTGATTATACTGGTGGCAAGAAAGCTACAGATGTTTTTGCTAATTTTAATTCATCTATAATATTAAATATTAATCCAGTCCAAGGTCTACTGCTTAGAGTAATAGACAAAATTAAAAGAATCTATTCTTTCACTAATGATAAGCAATTACAAGTTTCAGATGAGTCGGTTGAAGACGCATGTGAAGACATTGTAAATTATGCGATTCTAGCAAAGGCTATGCTAATCGAAGAAAGAGAAAGAATTAAACAGATCCAAGAAAATCAAAAGAAAGAAAAAATTTTTCCGTTGACTAAATAGCTATTATTTGGCCTTTTTTTGCACATCCTAGCCTCTTTCTATATTTGGCCCTCTTACTCTCAACCTAGCCTCTTACAATAAATGGTGTAATTATATATACCGTGTTATTTAATAAAGGTGTCACACTACTTGAAACTATTACTGTAATATTAATCATTGCAATTTTATCAGTTATTTTGATTCCCACTGCTTATGGTGTTTACAGAATTTTTTTACGAATGACAACAAAAGATAAATCTTATTTTTATAACACAGATCCAAATTCACAATACAAAAAACAAAGTGATACCATTATTTGGGATAGAGAAGATAGAAATTTTTATAGATGAATTTTTTCACAAAGCATTTAAAAGAGAGTAATCTAAGTTATTTAGAACATTTAATTTGTGCTTGGTTTTTTGCTGCGTTACACATTATTATTGTGCCGATAGCCTTATTTCATGGAATATTTCCTTTTGTTCTGGGGGGATTAGGAAAAAAACTTAATTTAAAAATAAGAGATAGATATTTTGGTCTTGTAGAATTATTTCAAAAAAAGAGAAATTTAAAATAATTTATGCAAATAAAAGAAATATTAGCTAATTGTGCTATATTGAAGAATGGTTCTTATTATTTGGGTTGTGCTTACCCAAACTTTAAGGATCCTATAGTTGAAAAAGTTAGGGTTTTGATAGATAATGGTTATGAATTTAAATTAAAAGAGGTAAGCATCTTTGGAGAAGAGACTTATTTCTGCGATAAATTAAATTTAACTTACAAGACAGATTATAATGGAGACTCAACAATACATTATTCAGCGTAATTCATGAAAAAAAAATCAGGAAACTCCTATGAGGGGAGCAAAAAGAAGGGCTACAGAGGATTTAATTCTAGGAAGAAAACCTCTTTCAATAAGAATAGTAAGCATTACAAGAAGAAGTATCGGGGTCAAGGGAAGATAAGGTGAATCTGGTAGATGACATCCCTATAAGCAACGATGGATTCCATCACGTAAATTGTATTATCGAGATCCCCAAGGGGACCAATACTAAATACGAGTATGATGAGGATTTAAATATATTTAAATTAGAGAGGTGCTTGGTATCTTCTCTACAGTATCCTATTAATTATGGTTTTATACCACAAACCTTGGCTCTAGACAATGATCCTTTGGATGTTTTGATTTTTAATCATGATCCTATAGATAGAGGCAGTTTAGTATCTTGCCGCATTCTCGGCGTTTTGGGTTTTATTGACGGTGGAAAGGTTGATAACAAATTAATTGCTGTTCCCCATTGGTCTCCCGCAGATAAATATAAAACTGTTCATGATATTGAGTCATCACATTTAAAAATATATCGTCAATTCTTTAAGATATATAAAATAGATAGGGACTCTGAAACTAAAGTAGGTGACTGGAAATCAAAAGGCGCTGCTTTACAAATAACTAAGGATTCATACGAAAGGTGGGTAAAAGCTAATAAAGAAAGATTTCGTGAGGAATGGTCAGAGCGTCAAATGTGGCAAAGATTTAAAGATAAAAGTTACATAGTTCAACCTGATTAGGTGTAAATAATATTATGGATATCATTCTTCAACTAGTTCAAGATAACCCTTGGTTTGGAGTTGTCACAGCTGCTATCGCTTTAGCTTCTGCTGTGGCTGCTGCTACACCGACTCCTAAAGAGGGGTCTCTGTGGTCCAAAGTCTACAAATTTATTGACTGGGCTGCATTGAATATCGGTAAAGCCAAGCAGAAATAGTCTACGGATTTATTTTAGATTAATCTCTAGACACCCCCTCCCTTAGAGGCAGGGGGTTTTGCTGTATAAATTCTTGCCTCAATCAAACTAAACATATAATATTATGGAGCATTCCAAGAAAGCTAAAACGCTTATGGAAACTCTCATAGTAATATTAATTATTGCAATTTTATCATGTTTTTTAATTCCTACGGCTTATGGTGTATATAGGCTCTTTTCAAAAATGATAGTTAATGAATATAGTGATTATTATAAGGATGATCCAGAGGCAAAATGGAAAAGAGAAAGTGACGCAATTATGTATAACAGGGGTTGGAGAAAATGATTTCTAATAAAGCAAAAGGTCTATCAGGTTCAAATCATGTAGCTCACACAAAGAAGCTGATGGATGAATCTGTCAAGAGATACCAACATTCTTGTTTATCAGCTGGTTTATGCATCAAAAAAACAGGCAAGACCCAAGATATAGGCCATGTAGATTTTGTTGTTGAGGGGGAAACAGTTGATCTAAAAGGTCTAAAAAATTCTACTAGAGAGGGTAAAATACTTTTAGAGTTTCTAAATGTTGGTGGTAAAACTGGTTGGTGTAATGAAAGCGGCACTCCTGTTTGGATAGCATTTGACATAGGGGCATTCTTCTTACATGTAAAAAATGCTGATCTTTACAATCTAGCGAAAGAAAAGTGTGATTTAAGAGACACAGTTACAAAGGTAAATGAGTGTCTTTATAAGGGTTATAGGAGAAAAGGAAGAAAAGATCTAATGTCTATGGTTACGCTACAAGATGTTTTTGTTAGTAACTGTGAACACTGGATTCTACCTTATCAAGAATACGAACTACCGATACAGAGTGTTTAAGGATACGTTGTAAAATCACCAGTTCCTACATAACTAAAGCCATCATTAAAAGGTCTTAACAATAAACCTGTTGTAGCTATGGCGCTCCCTGTCCAAGATGATTCAAGATTAAAGACATTGCGATTATATTCTCTAATTATGTGTTGAGAATAATACTCTTTACTACCACTTACATCGTAAGATCCCGTAATCTCTCCTCTAAAATCAGCCCAAACACCAGAGTCAACACTGGAGCTAGAGTGCATTCTACTTAATAAATCACTTGGCATACTCTTTTAGTTACACTTTTTTCAGAATTCTTGAAAAATTCTCTTGACTCCATTGTCATATTCGATATAATTCTCCCCATGCTATTATGGATTGGTATTATTATCGCCTGGGTAGCGTTTATTCTACTATTTTGCCGCTTTTTGGGGCTTAATTCAGAGCAAGAACGCTACATCGAACGTAAACAAAGAGAAAAAAAATGAAACAACAGCTATATGAAATGCTTCGATCAGAGGCTATTGCGGATAAAAATAAAGCTCTACTTTCTTTAAGTCTATTGGTAGATCACCCAGTTGGAATTGGTGATCATTCGACAAGCGACTACTGGAAAAACGCTACAGAAGCACTAAAACTTTTGGGAGATGCAGACGGTAGACTTGAGTGTCTTAAAAAATATTTTCCTGACGAGCATATGTCGAAAACGACGACATGACTGTAATACATGTCGAAAACTATCGTTTTAATCGACATGTCTAGACTAGAATCATTCATTTACTTGTTGTTTTTTTTATTTGCCTTTGTTTTATTGGTTAGTTTATTATGGAAATAGACACTTCAATATTATCTGACGAAGCTATTATATTTGATGGTTTAGATAAATGCATCATGGGTTCTGATCAGAGAGGATTTCTTGTTTATTCTTATAAAAAAATGCTTACTCATTTCTCAAGAGACATGCCCACAGATGATGCTGCGGAGTATATTGATTTTAATATCGTTGGGATTAAGCCAGACAATTATACAATAGTTTATGATTATATTTAAAAATGAAAATTAATTATTTAAAAATCGGATACGGAATATTTAGTGTGCTTGCGGGGTTGACAGTTGGTGTTTTTTTAGCTTTATTCATCGCCACATGCACTTTCTTCAATGCTCTTGTGGGTTTTCCGATGCAAATATACAGGCAGCTAAATGAAGCTGCACGAACTAGAAGATTGCAAAAGCTTTTCGGCATACCTAATGATGTTAAGTTTGCTGATGCTAAACAGCCAAATGAAGAATCTATTTGGGATAAACATGTTCAAAGAATGGAGGAGAAAAAAGCTCGCAATCAAAATGAAAATTGATAAACTCAAATATCAAATAGAAGCCAACAGTCCATACAATGACGGATGGACTAAAGATTTTTACCAAAAAGAAATAAATAACATGAAATCGTTTTACGAACTAAGTTTGTATGTCCTTAAGTGGGCAGAGGAGAGAGGTATTTTCGATAATGGAGATCCTTTGGCTCAATTAGATAAGACTCAAGAAGAGTTGAATGAAACAATAGAGGCAGTAAAGAATGATTTTTATGGCAGTGATCATTCTGAAATAGCTGATGGTATTGGTGATATGCTTGTGACTATTATCATTGCTGCTAAAATGATGGATCTTGATCCTACTACTTGTTTGGAGCAAGCATACAACGAAATCAAAGACAGAACTGGCAAGATGGTCGACGGCAAGTTTGTGAAAGATGTCTAAGAAAGAATTTTTTAAATCAATCCTAAAAGGGGTTTTGATTGGTTGTTTTATCTTTGTTATTATAGAAATGTTTTTCTGTTACATTGATAATCAAGTTGACTATGATAGCGTCATAGACGAGTTGTTGATCGAAGCTTCTGAAGACCCTGATAAATTTACTGATGAAGAAATAATTGAACTGCTACTATACTAATGAAATACATAATACTAATTGTCTGTGTTACCACTGTGTTGTCTTTAATGTATGTAAACAATAATCAGACTGCACTAGATAATGAAATGATTGTGACATACAGTCATAACCGTAAAGAGATACCAGTTAAAGTTACTCTTACTAAATACCAACTTGAAAAGATGTTAAATTTGATTGATGAAGAGTATGGTTATGGTGGCCCCGCTGCGCCACAAGATAGTTATACCTTTACCTCAATAGCTAAAGGTAACTTAAATTCAGGAGAATATAGCATCTCTTCAACACATTTAGCTCGACCAGTTAATGACAAGTAAAGAATTATTGCAACTTCATGACAGAACCTGCAAATCCTGTAGGGATATCATGGTCAAAAAAAATAATGATTATACTGGTGGCAAAACAGCTACCGATATATTTGCTAATTTTAATTCAGCTAAAATCCTTAATATTCATCCTGTGCAGGGATTACTCTTGCGTCTAATAGATAAGGTGCAAAGAATACGATCATTCACTAATGATAAAGAGCTTTCTGTTCCTAATGAAAGCGTAGAGGATGCTTGTGATGACATTGTAAACTATGCCATCCTTGCTAAAGCAATGCTCTTGGACGAAAGATCCCAGATCGAACGACCAGTTGCCAAATTACCAACTGGAGAAGAAGAGATTAAAGCAGAGAAACGCATGAATGTTATCGGGCAAAATGGTAATGAAGGTCTTCATTATAAATAGCCTTGCTCTGTCGGAGAGGGAGACATGCCGTAAAATCTAGAGATGTATAAAGTAATTACCACATGTTACAATTGTGAGGCATTTATTAAGAAATGTATTGAAAGTCTTCTTTGTCAAAAGAGAAGTGACTGGGAGATGTATATTTTTGACGATGCTAGCACTGATAAATCTTTCGAAGTAGCAACAAAAGTAGCTAATGGTGACTCTAGAATAAAAATTATTAAAAATAAAAAAAATAAAGGGGCAGTCTATAACAAGACATATAATTTTGTTTCTCACGCTAAACCTAAAGACGAAGATGTTATTGTTACTTTAGACGGTGATGATTATTTAGGAAGCCCTTACGCTCTGTGCTACTTAGACAAAATATATTCAAAAGATTATTGGCTTACTTATGGAGGGCTTGTTTGTCTTGAAGAATTTTTTTCTAGTGATCTTAGAAAACCTATAGACTGGTCTAAATCACTAAGGAACCAAATGTTTTGTATAACGCATCTTAGATCACATAAATTCTTCTTATATAAAAACGTAAAAGATAAAGATTTAAGACACCGTAATGGAAAGTTATTTAAAATCCCAGAAGATATTATTTTAAATGTCCCTATGGCTGAAATGGCTGGGAAAAATAAATGTTTTTTTATTACTCCTAAATTATATTATCACCGTTATCATAGTAACTCTGATACTATCAAAAATTTTGACCATAGAGCCGATGTAGTTAAAAATGATATTAGTTTTAGGGAAGCATATCATAAAAAAACAAAACAACAATTGCTTGACTGGGAATGTGATTGGTCTATCGTGTAAGTTATATGACTAAATTTTTAGAGAAAAAAATATCAGAAGTTAAAAAAAAGGCACAGAGAAAAAGGGAAAAAATAATCCAGCAACAAATATCGAAGCCAAGAAGAAAAGCCCCGCCAAGTATAAAAAGAATCGTAGATTACGCTTGTGAAAACGTCGACGAATCAAGATTAGCTTGTGATTTAGGTGATTATCCTACTGCTCCATCAGAGAAGCGTAGAATTTGTTGGAGATGTGGGCGTAAAAAAGCTGTAGAGAGATGTCATATTATTCCTCATTCTTTAGGTGGTAGTAATGACCCTTCAAATTTTGTTCTTTTATGTAAAACTTGCCATGCTGAATGTCCAGATGTAAATGATAAGGAGTTTATGTTTGAATGGATTGAGAAAACTAAAAGAGATCACTTTACAGTTCATCTTGATTTATATAAGTTTTGGACAGGTAGAGATATGCAGGATGATTTAGATTTAATAAGAAAAAAATCAGATGTGTCTGATGAAGAAATTTTAAAAATTTTCTCTCATATTATTGGTAATAAATTCTGTAATGAAGGTGAAGTCGGCGGTCATTCTAATAACGATGAAACTACTAATTATCTTGTTAGGAAATCAATAGAGGAATTAAAGAAAAAATACAACATTTGCGATTGACATTAGGGCGAAAGCAATGTTATTAAATGAAAGATCCCAGATCGAACAAAAAAAGTCTAAATAATGAAAGCACTAAAAACTAGTAAGGGAGCAAGGAAAGGTGGCAGACCAAAAAAACCAAAGTCTGGTCTTATTAATGTCGCGCCATATATGAGATTCATGAGGAGAGTCTGTGGTTACAAACTTATTTATGATCAGTTAGATAATCTGGAGTATGACATATTTAATAACAGTCAATGTGACCAGAAAGAAGTCCAGAGGAGAATAGCACAGATTAAAAAAGACATTAAGAATCTGACATGAATATATTCGCAGTAGACACCGATCCTAAAACCGCAGCACAACAATTGTGCGATAAGCATGTTGTTAAAATGATTCTGGAGTCAGCACAAATGCTTTGCGCTGTATTCCCTAATGGCGATGCCCCATACAAAAGAGCATTCTACAATCATCCTTGCACCAGATGGGCTAGAGAATCCGCAGAGAATTATGAGTGGTTACTAGATCACGCTTACGCTATGTGCCAAGAGTATACCAGACGATATGGTAAAGTGCATAAGTCTCTTGATGCTATCCAGTGGTGTGGATCTAATTACCACAACCTAAATATACCACGCAAAGGATTAACTAAATTTGCACAAGCGATGCCAGAAGAATACAAAAATGATTGTTCTGTTACAGCTTATCGTTCTTATTATAATGGAGAGAAAGCTTACTTCGCCAAATGGAGTAAGAGAGAGACTCCTGCTTGGTTTATCCCCAGATCGAATAAAATTTTGCCAAATAAGTCCCAGATCGAATGATTTTTTTCCAAATAAAAGATTTAAAATTATTTAAATTTAATTAAAAATAATTAAATTGTTCTTTTTACCTTATCAAGAAAATTTATTTGCGTAATTAGATTCGAAACATTAGTTACGCAAATTTTTTGTGTTGTTACGGTGAGCGGATAATTCATCTCCGTATCAAGTCTTATTCCTTCCTCTCTTACATCTGTGGAGATAATCTCTGACACAAAATCATAGAGTCCTTTTTTCTTTAATAAAGAATAATAATAATCTATTTGCGATTCTTGAGCTTCTATTATTACATCCATATTGTAATGTAATTTCATCGCACTTGTTAAATACCTAAAATATAATCCTTCGTTGGTGGTTAGTTGAGAGACTACAATGAGGGTCATACTTTTAATTACACTTAAGAAAAAAAAATAAATTAAATGAAAAAAAAGTCTTGCACTAATACATAACGCTTATATAATAGGCGCATATGAACAAACCAACTAAGAAAAGAGGCCGTAAGAAAGGTTCTACTTCATTCGTTAAAATCAGGCTTAAAGACTTGTCTGATCGCTTGCTTGATGTAGGCATGACTGATCAAGCAACCATTGTTGTATCTAAGCGTTGGCTGGAAGATGTAATCGAAGCACAAGAAGCCTTGACAATCGATCCTGTCCCCGCTAAAAACGAGGAACCTGAAGAGAGAATAGAATTTACCGTAAACACATTTGATTAATGAGCAATACCACTGATATGTTTGACGGCCTGATTGGACAGGAGACACTTAAGAAGCGTCTTAAGTTTTACAGCAGGGCAAAAGATGCCACAGGAACACTTCCTTTTATTCTCTTTAATGGAGCAAAAGGTTTAGGTAAGACAGAGTTTGCAAAAGCCTTTGCTAAGTCTCTGAAGAAGCCAATGATTGAAATTAATTGTTCCACTGTCCGTAATGCGGAGCAGTTCTTTGAACAAGTCTTCATTCCTGCTATCTTAGATAAGGATGTTACCATTCTTTTGGATGAGTGTCACGCACTACCTAGAGATCTTGAGATGGCGTTCCTTACAATATTTAACGTAGAGGGAGCAAAGACAAAGAGATTTGAGTTTGGAGAGTCTAGCTTACTTTTTGATTTCCAAAGGCAGACATTTTTGTTTGCTACTACAGAGCTTGATAAATTATTCCCTCCGTTTAAAGACCGCCTTACTCAACTTGATTTCGAACCTTACAGCAAGAAAGAATTATCTGACATATTGTGCAAGCAACTAGACTGGATGACTTTCGAGGATAATATCCTAAATGAGATTTGTCAGACTATCAGAGGCAATGCGCGGTCGGCTATCAAGCGGTCTTTAGAAATCAATGCATGGGCTGAAGTAAATAACAAGTCCAGGTTTGGTAAACCAGAATGGGATAATCTATGTGATTTACTGGGTATCATGCCTTACGGTATCAATCATACTGAACTACAGGTAATGCGTATTCTCAAAGATCGTGGAGCTTGCACATTGCAAATGTTGTCTGCTGTTACTGGTATGTCTAGAACAGCTATACAGAAAGATGCAGAGGTGTTCTTACTACAGAATGGTTTTATGAGGATTGACGGCAAGAGAGAAATCACAGGCAAAGGTGTTAAAGCACTAGAGAAAGTAGAGTTAATATAATGGCACAGAATAAAAAGGTTTATACGCTCCCTCCCACGGTGACGGTGGGCGGTATGAAGTTCAAGGTAGTATTCAAAGATATGGATGACTACGGAGAGATGGACTTCGACAAAAAGATTATATCAATTAGGAATGGGCTTAGTCCAGAAGATCAGCTAGATACTTTGATTCATGAGTGTCATCATGCTGCTCTAGGTATTAGCGGTTTGTCTAATATACTTGATTGCGAAAATACTGAAGAGGCATTAGTAAGAATTGTAGATTATATGGTTATTCCTATTGTCAAAGAAGAATACAAGAGATATATTACTAGCAAATGAGCGAGGACAAAACATACCGTATTGTAAGTAGAGATTACCAGACAAATGCACTTTTCATTGTTGATGAAGAGGGTGAGCCAGTATCCGAACCAATGGAGACAATGGATGAAGCAATGAAAGCTTTAGAAGAAATGTAATGCAAAAGAGCAAATTATTTACAGTGGTAGACAAAGCAGGAGATACAAAAACTGTTTGTTGGTTGGGGGATGATAAATTTTCAGAGGACATTAAAACCTTTGACCCAGAGAAAGAGGCAGATTTAGATCTAGTTGATTTGGACTCTGTGATTAGTTATTACTTTGAGAAGGATGACTTAACCGAAGATAATGATTTGATTGGTAAGAACTGGGATGGGAAAGAGGATGATTACACTGTGATTGAAAAGATTATACATACGCACACTATTACTTAGAACAAAATATTATGAAAGCAACCATCAATATAACAGACACCATGCTCAATAAGAGCATCATAGACGCGAACAAATCAGTTTGTGAACTAGCCAAGCAATTCTCTTTTGATTATTCAGAAGCTGAATGCGGAGAAAAATATCCTGTATCTGGTAAATATCCAGATGGGACAGAAGCAAGAGTAACCTTCTATAAAGCTAAGACCAGAGGAGACAAGAGAATCTCTATCACTAAGCTAAAGCATCAAGCACAGGCAGGTGATGTAGTAACACTCCAAAAGAATCGGGGTAAGATTAAGATCCTTATCAATGATTAAGATTTTGTTGGTATGGTGGAGTCTGGAATTCGTTCCTGTAATTATACTTTATTGTTTGATGTGTTCCTTCACTAAACTAATTAAAGAGCTATGAGTGATTACAAATCTCCAGATGAGCTTATCAGAGAGCTTGTAAACGTCCTGTCATCTGCTGAAGCAGATCTGATAGCACTACGTCAGGTAGACAACTCTGGTAGGACTAAAGAGACACTAGGAGAGATATACAGAGTAAAAGAGCTAGTAGAATATAATAATAAGTATTCTAAAGCTAAGACAATAGATTTATTCAATCGCCGTTTGTAATTATTAAAACACTTAATTTCGTTCTCATTTGTAATAACAGACACAATAAGATTCTAGTAGGGATATATATAAGAGAATATACTACAACTACAGGATAAAGTCTTTACAAGCATGACAACTAGCACCCTCTCCTTTTTAATTAATTAAATAACATTTTAAATAATTTTAAATAACTATGGACGGTTTCAGTCCCTTTATCTTTACTATATTATTCTTTTTACTCCTATATAATGCCCTAATAAGCGGAGAGAAAACATCACATAGAGACAAAGACATAGACGATTATTGGTCAGATGGCTAGACGGATGCGTAGCCCAACGGCAGAGGCAACGGACTTAAAATCCGTAAAGTGTGGGTTCGAATCCCACCGCATCCAGATCGGCCAGATCAACTGAAATAATCTAAATAAACAAAAAGGCCCAGATCGCCAGATCGACCCTAAATAACTAAATAAACATCATGAGGGAGTGTAGCTCAATGGTTAGAGCAAGCGACTCATAATCGTTTGGTTGTGGGTTCAAATCCCGCCGCTCCCACCAACAATCTATTCGTTCGTTTCTATAAAAAAAATAATTTTTTTTCTTTTTTTTCCCTTGACTACCACCGTAGGTGGTAGTAGTTTCTAGCTATGACTGATACAAAAGAATACCCACTACCGACAGTCCATCTTAATGGCACACCTAAAGAGAGTTTAATTGATGGTAATGTTAAAATACTAATGGCGATAACTGAATTGAGAGATGCTATTTGCGCTGCGGTATTTCATGGCAGAGATTACTATGTTCAAGACGACGATCCTATGAAGGACGCTTTTAATGATGATAACGCTTTCTCTAGAGCTATGGACGAAAGACGTAAACATCTGAATGCACTTGGAGACTTTGAGGATTACATTAGAGATCACATTGAACATATCTCCAACCAGTGATTGAGGTAATAGTCTTAACCATATTGTTGTTTATACAGACCCTAAGAAAATGGATTTAATAAAACTACACAGAATAAAAGAGTTTGCATTAGAGCAGATGGACAAGTGGGGCATTTCTGATTGGAAGTTTGTATGGGACATTAAGGCGGTTCGCAGATATGGCCAGTGCAGATATCGAAAAAAAGAAATAGGCATTACAAAGAAACTCGCGAACATTAATACTCTAGAGGAAACAAAAGATGTTGTTCTCCATGAGATCGCCCATGCATTGGTAGGCCCAGGACACGGGCATAACCACGTATGGAAAAGTATGTGTCGGAAGGTCGGGGCCAGACCAGAGAGGTGTTACAAGTCCGAAGAAAACGGGGGCGATGTGAAAACAATCAAGGGCAAATATAAACTCATTAATAAAGAGACTGGTGAGGTATATAAGTATTATCATCGTAGGCCGCGAACAAGAAATTGGAATGGAGTATGGTTAGTTGGGAAGAAAAGAGAGACTCTTAATAAGTTGCAGGTTGTCCAATGTTAACTAAATAACTATAGCTCTGGATCAAATAGAATCAAATAAATAACAAACCCGCAGTAATGCGGGTTTTTTTGTGCGTATTAAGATCTGATCCAAGTCATAAGTCACTGATACTCAACGAGTTACGCGGGGCCAGCCCCCGCGCCCACGTAACCCCTTGATTCTCAAGGAGTTACAACTGTATCCTAGCTATATCTTTTTTAATCTGTTTTATGCGACCCTTTAGATTAAGGTCTGAAGCGCCGAACCTCGGTTCCGTTTTCTCGTAGACATTAATCTCTAGTTGATCTAGTTGATCTAAAACAAGTTGGCGACTACATACGCGCCTTATTTGGGGCATCCATCTAGCCACATTGATTAAGCCTTTCTTCTTAGACATAACTAGAGCTAAAGAGTTCGTTTACTTCCTTTATAAGATTGTCGATCTTCTCTTCTATCTCATCCTCTCTCTCTTCATACGCTTCTACCATATGACTCTTAAAGTCAGACAGTATATCGTTCAAGTCGTCTATTATTTCCATTAGTTTAAGTATGTGTGTGTTTGTTTATATTTTTCGTTTTGTTTATCTAAGAACTTTTGCGTCTTATCAAGACTTTTTCCGATAGCAACCATCTGCTCCCCAATCTCTATGGCTTCTTCCCTGTCGCCTTTTAACAACGCTTTTGTGTAGAGTTCAAGGCATTTGCACATTCCTTGTTCCCATGTGATTTTTTGTTTTTTCATTTGCTTGTTCTTTCTTCTTTCCAGCCTTTGGATAGTGGCATGTCTCTACTTTTAAAGAAGGCATCGCAAGCGCGTTTAACTTCTGTGGATAGATTTTTCATATAGTTGACTTGTTTTTCTCCACAAGTGTTATATACTGACCTGTGATAGCCACGCTTTTTGTATATACCGCCAGTGCCTACTGGTCTACCTTTTTTATCACTCATCTTTGTCTATAACAAGTTATGGTTAACACAACAGCCATTATTATTACAAGTGTATTCGGATCTAGCATGGCTCTACAACAAAACCCGATTCATCTTTCTTTCCTAATCCCTTCGCGACAAGTCCGACTATTACTCCCTTGGGGTCTTTGAATCGCAAGTCATCAGAGTCGCCATCTATTACTCTTATTCCGTTCCATTTCTTTGGTAGTTGGCCTCTAAAAACGACCGCAACATTTCCACCCGCTTTGCAAAACTCTTTGACCTCTTCATCTTTAGTTGTTTCCGATCTTGAAAAGGTGAGATGATAGTTTCCTGGTAGCTTTCCTCTAAGGAACTTATGCATCCTAGTCTTTGATTTGGTGTAGTCATAGAATTGCACTGACTTAAACGCGGGTATAATGAATCTTTCCCACGCAATGTCACTAGTTAAGTTAAGTCTGAAACAAGAGTTTAATTCTTTTCTCGCTGCGCTTTTAATCGCACTTTTGATTTCTTGGAATAACTGCCGTAGGAATCCCTCCCTATCATTAAAAAAGAACTGTGTTTTTCTGATTCTGGCTTCTTGGACGTTTCGCATGGCTCCACGACCAGCAGTATTAAGACAAGCAGTAGCGCAACCAGTAGAAGCGTTAGGGCAAACATTATTTCCTGATATGTTAAATGGTGATAGGTGTATACCATAGGTTCTCCAACCTTTGGCTTCCCCCTTTGATGTTTTATAGTTTCCTGAATTTAGAAGTTTTGCCATGAGGGGGTCACTATAAAGAGGTGAGTAGAGCTGTCAATTTTTTTAATTAAATTTATTTAAATTCTGAACACATGCCTATCGCCCTTGTCGAACTTAAGACTCCCCTCTTGCCTTTCGTAACCGAAGTCTTCAAACGTCTCGGCTAGTGCCTTCGCGCCATGCAATGAAACACGAATAGAAGTTTCCTTAGTGCCATCGTCCCATTTAAACATAAACTCATCGTTCGGTGAGAGTCTAATACTGACTGCGTTTCTAGATATATTATACTTATTCATTTCACTCTGCTTCTTTCATTGGTTCAATATCCCACAGCAGCAATCCAGAATAATCTGGTTTGTTGCTAACGGCGTATCTCTTCGTGTCATAGACTTTTCCTGTGTTGTTTATAATACTGGTAGCACTAATATTTTCGCCCGTATTAGCGTCATAGTAGTAAATAGTAAATGAGCGCGTAGTCAGTTTTTCCATAGGGCGTAGTATAGCGATTATGATGGGGTTGTCAAACAGTTTTTTAAGTCGTAAGTCCTTGATACTCAACGACTTACGAGGCGGCGGGGGCCGCGCCCCCCTAACTCGTTGATACTCAACGAGTTACAAACCTTATCACACACACAAAGAAGAAACCCGCCCCCTTTCGGGGACGGGCTTGGTAGGTTAACGGCGGGGCCAGTTATGGGTTAGGCGGGTAGTGCGACCTCCAGGGATTCATCTTCGGCTTGCCGCGCTGCTTCCTTGTCTGCCTCGATTTGAGCCAGAGAGGTATGACCCGCGAGCCTGTCAAAGACACCCTGAATTTTCATGGTGCGTGAGGCGAGTCTTGTTATATCGCCGCCCTTTATCATCTCCGTCACCCCGTTGTAGAGGGTCCAAAGAGAGTTGCCTTTGAACTCTTCGTGGCGAGGGTTACGAAACTCTTTGTGAGTGTCATAGAGCTTGCCCTTTGGGAATGCCTTGGCATCAACCAACTTGACAAGCAGGTCAGCGGCTTGATCAGTAGCGACCTCCGTCAACTTGTATGCCTCGATGCGCTGACTCATATCAGACCAATGCGAAACAACGCGAGCAACTGCGTCTGACAAGACACGGTCTAGATCTGCGATGATATGCGTGGTGTGCTTGCGAGACAGCTTGACATCTGAAGAGAAGCAAAGATTCTCGCAAACCAACATCTGATTACCGATGCAAATGGAAGCGGAAAAACGCTTGTCATGTGCGTTGCGGAGTCCGACAACCAACTTGCGGTCATCGGCTTTGATGTCCTCGCCTGTGATAGCGAACCCACCAAAGTATTGGTTGCCACCACATGCAAGTGCATGTTCTTCTTCTTCGACTGTGAAGCCGAACCGATCCAATGCCTGATGCGTCTTGTCTACAAGAAGCGCGTGAGGGATTGGTGTAAAGGTTGCGGTGCCTTCGGGAGTCCTTTTAGCTACTCCATTGTCACCCAAGCCTTCGATTATCAGACCTGTATCTGAATCTACAGCCGCGAGTTGCTCGCGACTTACTTTGTTGTTAGCCATGATTAAGCTCATGCCTACAGTATACCGAGAATGATATTGATTGCAACTACTTTCTACGATTAATTTTAATCTTTTTTGCATGAAATAGTTCTTGACATGTGGGCAAAGTGTGGTATAGAGCTTTGCTTCGTAACTCGTTTAGCATCAACGAGTTACGCGGCGCGGGGGGCCGCGCCCACCTAAGTCATTGATAACCAATGACTTACAAAGAGAAGACCCCGCCCCCTGAAAATGACAAAAGGGGACGGGGCTTAACTATGCACACATGACAGCACAAAGAAAGTTATATCCCCCTCCCACTGTCTAGAAAAGTGGGAGAGGGTCGGCTTGTTGACGAGTGCCAGTCAATTAAGAGTTGGTCACTGTTACCACCTAACGGATTACCCACCGCTGTTGGCTCTGTGTGTTTTATGACACCCTTGGCACAGAGACCGCAGATGAAATTTGTTTCATTATAGGAGCTTCTGGATATCCAGTATCGCTTTGCGGTTCCGCTCCTATTTTTCTATGACTCGGTTGAAGCCAAAGAAAACTTTTCGTTTAATGCGGAAGCGTGTTTGCGTGTCCACTTCACATTATCCATAAAATTATCGAGCTTATCGTCTGCTACCTCTGCCATTCTTTCGGCAAGGTGCTGGTGGACAAGACGCAAAGCATATTCAAGCAATGTTGCTTGGTCTTTGTTTTTGACTTCGATACGGACAGATTCGGTTGATTTAGGCATGATGCTGTTATAGTTTATTGTTTATTGTTTGTCAAGAGAAAGTGAGGGGGTGAGATAATCAATGAAAAAGAACTCACCCCCCCACCGATTCCTCCTATGAAACTGATTCGATACCGACAACGTGAAGAGTTCTAGGGACAATGCAACCACCTTGGTCAATGTCTTTTGCCCAAACAGTCACACACTGCTGACCAGAGGAGTTGGATGTAAACACATCATCAACTTTCTCGACTTTGAAGACGCGCACTTTGTTACTGACAACAGTAGACTTGCGAGCGTTATAAACCAAAGTCTTACCAGTGAGGGTAGACGCGAGTGCGACAGGGTTAGAAGGAAGGGTTTCAGTATTAGAAGGAATGATTTCATTTTGCATGATTGCAGTATAAGGCATGAGAGGGGTTAAGTCAATAGGTAATTTATTGTTTTTTTTGCTCCAAATAGAAGGGAATCTTAATTTCATGGACGTAGTATATCACAACAAATAGGCTTTGCAACATTTTTTTTCTATTTAATTATATTTTTTTCCATTCATAACTCGTTGAGTATCAAGGAGTTACGAGGGCGCGGCCCCCGCGCCCCCCTAAGTCGTTGAGACTTAGGGAGTTACGCGGGTTAATCCCACTTATCGAAGATCAACCTGCTGCCCTTCTCTAGAATGCGCCGCCGCATGATAGGCACACCGTCCACACCTTCATAGCGCACGGTGATATCCCCCGCCATCGCGACCGCCACCTTGGGCGAGCGCGACATACACACACGGGTCACAGACCCACACTCCCAGTTGCCCCCGCACGAAGGCGGGTTCTGCTGGTATTCGATTTCTGTCATTTTATAGATGTTGGTATTTTTCGACATGATTTATAAAGGTAAGGGCTACAATTACATCGGGATCTCATCTTGATCCTCGACATCAGAGGACCACTGCGGATCGCGGTCGCCCATATCATCGTGGATCTGCGCGAGCATTTCCTGCACCTCCTCGGGTGTAGGGTTCCAGCAACCTGCGCGTGGCCCGTCATCGAGCATTTCGCGTAAGTCGGTTTCATTCATAGGGGCGAGTTGGCTAATAGGATTTTGAACTGTCATGCTGATAAGATAGCAAGATCTCACAAACGCGCAAGTATTTTTTCTTTTTTATTTCCGCTTTGTAACTCGTTGAGTATCAAGGAGTTACGCGGCGCGGGGGGCCGCGCCCCTGTAAGTCGTTGGCGCTTAGTTACTTACAACTCCTCTACTCTATGTTCTGTTACGTCTTGCACCGTGTCGTGATAGGTGGTGGCTCCTATGTAGTCACCCTCCCCATCACGCGCACGTTTTACAGCGTCTTTTTTACTGACAGCGTGAACATGCACCTCCTGCCAGTGGATTTCTTTGAGATATACCCTGTATGATTCCATTACCACCAAGATGTATATTCTACGTCAAAGCCATTGGCAAGGCATTTCCTAGCCTTCCTTATAAACTCAAGATCTGTTTCTTGGTATTCCTTATTATCCTTGGTGCAACTACCAAAAAAGAAACCTACGGTTTCAGGCAAGTTGCCTCTTATTACCACCGCTTCCAAGGTGTCCAAGTCGTCTTCATCAAGAGTAAGAGTTTTACAATTGAACTCACCTTGATCTCCTGTCTTGGTTTTGTAAAGGTCAGCCATGTAACCTTCTAGTGCATTGTGTTTACGCCAGTAACCTATTTCAGTTTTGACGATTGTCTCGGTGAGGGTTTCATGATTGTATGTCCTCTTTACTTTTTTTGCGTATTGGTCGAGTCCCATTTTACTTTTTGGTCAGTGGCTTTGCTTCAATGTCAGAGATGTCAGTTCCTACGAATCTAATGTTAAACTCAAGAGGCTCCTCGGAGAGAAGATCCTTGGCTACAATTTCACCATCTTTTACAAAGAGGCAGAAACCGCCATCTACAGCGGCACAGTTTAGGTTTGCTAGGATTTGATCGATTCGATTTATCATTTTACTTATTTCTATTTTTTGTGTGATTAGCCAAGATGTCCTCAAGTCTTTGAGCTATTTCTGGATTGTCTGCTTTAGTCCAACCGATAAGAAACGAGATGTCGTCTCTCATAAGTGTAGCCGCGCTCTGCTCTGTGAGGAACTGTTCGAAGTCTGATTTTGTCTCTGTCATGATGCTGTAAGTATACCACACTTTCGGCTAGCTGCAACCTTTTTTTTTCTTTTTAATTAATTTTTTTTCTAGGTCGCAGGTCACACGTTAAATAGATAAATAGTAAATAGTGTGTTTTTTTACTTGACAGGCCGAACGGCCTGTCATTGTATCACGTTGTAAGTCGTTGACTGTCAACGAGTTACGAGGGGGCGGGGGCGCGGCCCACGTAACCTGTTGAGTATCAGTGAGTTACGAGACTTACTCGGCCCACTCCTCAAGTTCGCCTCGGTCACCTACGTGATTGCGCCACCCTACGGGGAGACTCTTGGCGGGTTCCCAGCGAGCCTCGGAGGCTGACCAACGCTCTTGCCCCTCGGTGGCGTCAGCCAGCTCGGGGTA